GGTTGTACACCAGCGATATCATATGCAATTAAGTTAGGCATTGCTCTTCTAACTAAAGAAATTAAAACTGGGTCAAAGTTATCGATACCTGAACCTGTTTTGTTAACAGCAGCAGCCTCAGAAATATAATTTCCTTGAGCTTGATGTCTTTCTTCTCTTAGAGCAACTTCCTGGTTTTCTAACAATCTAGCTGTAACAGCTTTCTTGTAACGGTCGTTAATTTCTGGTGCACCTTCGTGCTCTAGAACTGGACCCCATTTTTCCATAAGTTTTGCGTCTGCATTAAACATTTCTGTTTCCCCTTATTATTTATTAAAATTTGTTATAGCTTGTGCGTATCTGCCCATAGAATCTGACATATCAACTTCTTGATTGTCTTCACCTAATAGACTGTCTACTTCATCAACAGATTCACTAACTTCTTTTTTGAAGTATGATTCTTTAACAACTTGTACTTTTGTTTCAAAGTTTTCTTTGTTATCGAATTCAATATCTTCTACTAAAGATGCAAGTTTCTCTGCTTCAGTTTCAGCAAGCCCTTCAGATTTTTCTCTAATTACTTCAGCTCTTTCAAGTGTTTGATTAGCCTCATGTAATTGGATATTATCTTCTGTGGTTTTATTTAAAGTTTCTTCTAGTTCAGTAACTTGTTCGTTGAGTTCATCAACTAAGTCAACCTTACCTTCAGGTACTTCGATGTAGTGTTCTTTGAACACACCTTGTAGTGAAGCCATGAAGTCTTCAGCAATTTCGGTTCTTAAACCGTTATGTATTGCAACTTCATTGTCTTTCATCCAATTTTCAACTACATAGTTAAGATATGAATCTACCTTTTCTACGAGTGAAGATTGTAAGTCAGATACTTCTTCTTCAAGGTTTTGCGCATATTCACTTTCCAGTCTTTCAACTTCTTGTGTTAGCTTAGATGTTAATACAGCTTCGAATATAGCTCCTGCCTTTCCTCTGAATTCTTCAGAAAGTGTTGCTTCCTCTTTAACCAATGCATCTAAATCTTCATCAAAATCTACGGATTCTACTTTAGCCTTAGCGCCAGGAACTGGTGCTTTTTTGACCTTTTTAATTGCATCGTCTGCAGATTTAATTGATTCTTCTTCAGAAGTTTCGTCAACCTTCGCCATTTTTGCAAAGAGTTTTTGCGCGTCTTCTTTTCTAGCTTTCTTAAGCATATCAACAGCAGCTTGTATTACACCAGCTTTAGTTTTTGGAACAGTAACAGTAGGAGCCTCTTCTTTGACTTCCTCCTCTTCTTCTTCCTCTTCCTCAGCGGCTACTTTCTTAGCTTCTTCAAGTTCTTCAGTTTCCTCGTTGACTTCTTCAACGTTCTCTTCTTCTGAACTCTCTTCTTCTGAAAGTACTACTTCTTCTGTAGCTATGTCTTCTGCTAGTTCATTTTTAATAGCGTCTTCTGACATAATTATTCTCCTAATTATCTTTGAGAGTTTAGTTTAGAGAGGAAATTTTTAAAAGCACGAATTTCAACCTCTGGGAGGTTATTACTCGAAGTACTTTTTATTTCAGTCTCAATTAATTCAATATCTTGTGGCTTAATGATTCCATTATCCCATACCCATTCAACACCTTCCATAACTCCATTCACGAATGCGGACGGAGCAGATGGGTCTTGAACGATATCTATAGTGGCAAGCATAAAATCCTTGCCCACGTATTGGATTCCATTCTTTGCTACAAGACTTCCCATACCACGACTTGATACACCAAGCTTAACGCCACCTTCGAGTAGACCTTCAACGATCTTACCCATAGGGGTTTTAAGAATTGATGCTTTTCCTACAACATCATTACCCTGCCAATGCAGACTATTGATTTTGTGCGAAACTTTGTCAAGGTTAACTGTCGGACCCTCTGGATGATCTAACTCACCGACAGCTCTCCCTGCTTTAACTTGTTCGGTAACGTATTTATCTACTGCTTTTTCAAGTATTGCTTTTTCGTAAATACGACCGTTTCTATTTTTTTGATTAGATTGCATAAAGACACCTTCAATGAAAAAGTCTTTTTCACCGTTCTTCTTGGCCTCACATATGATATCTAAATCTTGTTCTATGTGTTCAGTAATAAGTTTCATATTACTCCTGTTCTTCTTTGTTCCTCTGAATCAAAGTAGATGCTAATTCAATTTTTTTAGCGTCAAGTGTATCAGAAATTTTCTGACCTAGTACACTTTCAAATTCTTTATTAGCTTTTACATTATCACCATCTTTTAAATGGTTAACTAAATTTTCTACTGACATTATTTATTCCTCACTATTATTTATAAAAAAGATGCCTTCAATACCTTAGAATTCGTCTTCTGCTGGGTATAAACCAGCCGCTTTTTCCTTGGAAATCTGTGCATCCATCTCTTTTTTATCATCTTCGTCCATATTTAGAATATTTTTGGTAGCCCATTCTATTGAAATAAACTTACCTACAAATTCTTGTACAGAACCTAATAATTCAAACCTTTCTCTAATCATTTCTGATTGTTTCAATTCAGAAAAGTAGTTATCTTCTATAAAGTCAAAATGGATCTTTTCTTTAAATCCACTCCAATCTTCTTTAGTAATAATACCTTTTAATAAAAGCTGTGTTTTAAGAAGTTGCATAAATAAATCAGAAAATCTTTTTCTTAATCTATCTACAAACTTTTTAAACTTAACTTCATCTCTGGTTATTTCAGTAGTTCTACCTAATGTGTAAGATGATTCTTGTTCTAATCTATCTACTGGAACATTCAAGCTTCTATATAATTTCTTTTGGAAATATATAATATCTTCAATCTGTCCTAGGTTTTCACCACCTGGTAATGTCGATATTTCAGTACCTCTTCCGCCTTCTCTTCTAGGTAGGAAAAAGTCTTCCAACATTGACATATGTTTTTTAGTATCTTTTATATCACCTGTAGTTGCATCATAAACCAATTTATTACGATACTGATTCATAATACCTTTGAGGTATTCTTCTGCTTTACCTTTAGGTAAGTTACCTACATCAATATAAAAGATTCTTCTTTCAGGAGCTCTACTTATTCTGTATATAACAAGAGAGTCCTCCATCATTCTTAACTGATTGACTGGTTTAACAGCCTTTTGTAAATATGATAAGATCCTTTTCTTTTGAGGATCCATAACACCAGATGTACAATAAGCTATTGCGTCAGGATATATTTTAACACCTTGGTTATATTTTCCTAACTTATTATCTTGGTACAAAAAGTATTCATCAACTTTTGTTACTATTTTTGCCCCTGTTTTAGGGTCTTCTTTTTCTTCTACTTCTTTTACTTTACGCAAACAAGTAGGATCTATATATCTTAATTCTTTTATACCTGCTTTTTGATTATCACCATCTAATATAATGTGATAAGGTAATCTGCCATCAACATACCACTTTCTGAATATATCATGTGAATATTGATTAAAGTTTAAAAGTGTTAATATATATCTAAATTCTGCTCTAATGCTATCTTTAATTTTATCGCCAATGTCTAGCTTATCAAGTATAACATCTACTGGAGCCTCGTCAAAGTCTCCTACTATAGCTTCATTAATAATATCTTCAATAGCTTGGTCACACTCTGGTTGAGTTGCTATGTCTCTATATTTGTAAATTAAATCGACATCGGTCTTGGCCTTATCGCCATCCATATCGATATAAGCACCGAAATGTCCTCCAGCTTTTATAACACCGGAACCATCATCTTCGGTCTTAGGTACAAACGAAGGTCTTAAAGGTTCTTCGCTTTTTCTTTTTATTTCAAATCCAAAAAATTCTGCCATATTTTATCCTATAATATTGGAGGGACTATTGCCCCTCCTCTATTATTATTTATACTATTAATCAGTTGTGTCGGATTCCCAATATTGAATTTGGAACTCAACAGTGAACTCTTCAATAGCGTTCTCGTTATCGTATGAAAGATCGATTGCAGACATGTTAGTAGGAAATATTCCTCTAAAGTCATATTTCTTAGTTGGTTTACCTGCTTTATCTAATTGTTCGACAACAGCATCTGACATGTAATCAACAGGATTTGTTAAACCCTCGTTACTTACATTTGAATTGATGCCATTCATCCATCTTTCCATAGCGTTTCGAACTTCCATTCCTGAGTCATTAATAACAGTAATATTCCAAGGTTCAAACGTTCTATCACCAGCTAATTGTAATTGTCTGCCTCTGAATAATACAGGTACAGGGTTAATTATTGATGCTGGGATTTGAGCTGCCTTACACATAAATGATGTAAGCTCAACATCTCCGTTTACATAACTTGGGTAATTTAAAGTTACCTTAAATAGGTTGGCTCGAGCACCGCCACCGACGAGCTTTGATTTGAAATCATCTACTCCCATTATTGCCATGTTCTATTCCTCCCTTAACTAGAAATCTCGGAGAATTCAACTCCGGTTCTTGTTGCTATGAAATTCAACTGAATGAAATTAATACTTCTTGCTGGCTTGACAAATATGTCAGCAACAAACTTATTACCATCAATTACAGCTGATGTGTTGTTAGTGTCATCGCAGATTACTGAAAAATCTGTTAGACCTCTTCTTCCTTTTACGTCTCTCAAGAACGGTTCAACTAAGTTTTTGAACTGTGCTCTTGTAAATTCGTCATTAAATTCGAATAACTGGAATTTAGCCGCAGTACTTACTGCTTTTTCTAACACGATGAATAAACGTCTTACGTTAATTCTATCAAATGCAGAAGGTCTCTTTAACAATGTTTTATCGCCAAATAATACAGTACCTTGTCCAGGTGCTGATATAATTGGATTAACTCTTGCTTTATAAAGACTATCTCTTTGAGCTTGTGTTGGATTAAATGCTAATTTAGTAATTCCTAATAGATTACCTCTATTAAATCCTGCTGGTGAGAACCATGCATCTGCTAATCTTTCAGATTTAGCACATAGTCCTGCTATATGACCAGAAGCTGCAATATATCGATAAACATCATTGTATTTATCGTAAACATATAGTGAGCTTGAATCACATGAACCATAAGAACTACTATTTAAGTTACTTGCAAAATCTAACACTGCAGTTAGCTGAGCAGATGCAGATAAACCTTCTGTATCACTTACTTCAGGTGATACGAAAGCTATACAATCTTTTCTAGCTGCTGCTATACCAATTACATGGTTAGCTGTTGCGTGTCCTGCGCTTGGGCAGATTAATAAACTTATGTCTACTGTATCTGCATCTGATAAATTATTATATGCTGTTTGTAATTCACTATCTGTCATAGGATTTGTGCCATTAGAACCATTTCCTAATGAAACAGTTTGAACAGTTGTTAAACCTTCAAACCCTCCAGTTACTGCAGATTGTGTTTGTACTGTATCTCCTGCACTTTGTAATGCAGTACCTACAGAATTATCAATTTCTCCAACATAAATATATTCAGATCTTTGATTGATAACATCTTTGAAAAACAAAGAGTTACCTGCGCTGTCTTTTGCATCGGAAGCCTGTGAAAGAAATTCGTAAACTTCTAATACACTTCCTTTAGTACCTGTTATTAAACCATCTTCGTCTTTTACAACCAAATGAAGTTCATCGTTAGAATCTGCATCGATTGGAGTAGCGTACTCAGATGTACCAGGTGCACTAGTAAATAATCCAGAATGAGACCATCCACTGAAATTACTACTACTTACTTTAGCCGTAACGAATTCTATAGATATACTGTCACCTAATGCTCCAGCGTATCTTGAAATCCAGTTATGACCTGTTAAGGTAGCTCCAGTAAACACATCTTCATTCTCAATTAGTATTCCAGCACCA